GATGCTCTGCCTTTAGCTCACGTATGTTCTGTGGAGGATAACATCCAGTCATTCAGATGGTGCATCCACATGAAAGGAGATGGCCTGTGGTTCATCTGCTCTAACTGCGGATTGGGTCTGGATATGCAGACTGTACTGGACTGTTTCGAGGGAGAGTGATTACTTAAACCCGTCATGCTCAAGGGAGTAATGGTTGGCATCTTGGAATCGTCCACCCCAGGATCCACCCATTGACTCCCACTTCTCTCCCAGAGACTTGTGCGCCTCTCCATCCGTACAGTACTTGCCATCAACGAACAGATTGAGATCCACTGCGAGTCTCAGCTTATGGCAAGAGTTCCTTGAGCCGTAGCCTACCTTCTCTCCAAGTGCCCCGTGCAATCGGGGATCCCTGTACGCATCCCCTAGAGTGATCTCGTAGCCCTTGTCATAGGCCCAGAGGATCAACTCTGCGATCATCTTGGAGAACAGTCTCTGCTTCTGGGAGAGTGTCACTGGGGTTGCTCCTGAGTAGGCTCAACCTTATCAGCCACAGATGGGCCGAAGTACATACGGATTACGCTGTACGGATCAGTGTTGTTGTTGACTGCTTGCTCAAGCATCAAAACATTTCCGATAACAGAGTTAGCGACCTTTACATAATTCTTTGCTTGCGCGGAGTCATCTGCGGGAGTGAACTGCCTTGTCTGAGGATCGTAGCCAGCAACGTACTTGCCTGCATTACCAGGATTACCAGCATACCCAATCTTGATTTGAGTTGCCTGCCTAATGCCCTCAGTAGCCTGCTCTTGCAAAACAGGAGATGCTTTAGCAATAGAAGATATTATTGCGGGGTTTACCATAGCTGAGTAAATAAGGTCTTTTGACGTTGGATTGCTTTCCAGTTCATAAGCCTTCGCTCCTGTTGTTAGAAAAGGAACAAATGCCTCTGGTTTACGAAGCATATTTAGATACGACTGAGTCCCAGTTTTTGCGGCTTCTATTAACAAATTTGTAGTGCCAGCAATGGTTCCAAATTCGGCAGCCGTTGGAGGATTGGATACTCTGAACTCACCATTCAAAACTTCCTGAACTCCTTTCGCTAGTTCTGTTCCTGAAGACTGTGCAAGATCTACGCCCACTTTTGTACCAAAGAAAGCTTGAAGCATGGTTTGATTCATAGGCCCGAGATCAATTCCAGCCCCTGCCATAACAGTTTGAAGGGGGAACAACTGCGAACCAGCTAATTTTGCGCTATCTGATACTGCCTGCGCTTGTCTTCCAAGAACAGATGCACTAGCTGCGGGTCCAGTAAGCGTATCTTTGTGAGTCGTAGTCAGGTTTGTGAAGTTCTGTACGTAGTTATCAATATCTGTCGGAGAAAGAATAACTCCTCTTTCTGCGCTGAGTCTTACCAATTCTCCGCGAAGTTGGTTTGCTGTTTGATTGATGAACTGAGTTCCTTGTACGGCAAGTTGCTCCTGCGTTATATTTGGATTATTCGCTGCATACGTATTAGAAGTAATAAAGAAACGATCCATGTACTCGTTTACAATGTTGGCAGCAACATCTTTGCTTTGATTGGTTCGACTTTCTCTATCAAAAGAGATTCGCTTAGTAGCCAAATCAATATCACGCGTTTCTCTTGTGTAAGCCGTATCCTCATCTTTTTGAAGAGCTTCAAGAAGACGTTTCCGCGTTATTGCGTTTTGGTATCGAGCGTCATTATCCCGAAGTTCTTCATCAGTAAGATCCTCCCACGAAGCACTTCGGCCATCCCTAGTAGCAGGAATTCCCCCCAACTCTGTCTGGAACTTCTCCAATCGAGTGACGATGCTTTTCCTGTCCTTGCCTACTTGTGCTTGGGCAGCAGCAGCAGCGGCCTGTTGGCCTGCTTCTACTTGCTGGAAGGCAGCAATGAGATCCGTGTATCGCCCATCAACTCGCCCTGCCATCTGCTCAAATCGAGTGGCAAGCCAGGGCTTCTCTCCGATACTTTTACGAAGAAACTCCTCTCTCAGGATCTTGGCAGTATCTGTTTTCCCAAGCTGGGAAGTCTGCTGAATACGATCCATGCGCTCCTTGAATTGTTTCTCATCCGGACTAAGAGCCTCTCCGCCTAGAGCAATCCTCGTTACCTCTTCGTAGTTCTTTGCGAACTTGTTTGTTTGAGAAGTAGCGTACGTTTCTACTCCCATTGCGGCTGCATTGCCTAATCCTCCAATAATCGTGGCGAGAGAATCATCACGTATTCCTTGCTGCGGAGTTACGAAGTTCTGGGTCTCCCCAACATTAGTTACTTGTGCGCCGAATTCTGCCATTACTGTTGCTCCATACCTTGTTCTACAGAGGTTCTAATGTTAATCTTAATTTGCTTTGCAGCATTCAAAGTTTGTTGATCGTTCTCAATAAAGAACCCAGCCTTTCCTATTATTTCCTGACGGTCTTCCGGATCCTCGAAAGACTTAAGGATGATAGCTTTTTGAAGATTGCTTAGTCTATACATTTGCTGTGCTTCTTGATCGTTAGGATTCTCAATCATTCTTTGACCGTACTTGACAGAATCAATGCTGTACTTGGCGAACTGCTTTACCGCAGATTTTTTATCTGATTCTTTAGAAGCCGCCGATTGAATGCCAAGATTGCTAAACGCTTCTTCAGAAGAAGGAATGCCAAGAGCAACAGCAAAAGAATTGTAGTTGCTATTGTATTCAATAACAGCAGTTCCTTTTGAGTTAACAAGCATTCCGTACTGGTTAAGTATATGCGCTCTTCGATAGTTAGAGAAACCAGAAGCCATAGATCCTATTTCTGACATCACTGCTGGTGTAATGTTCTCCCATCCAAGTCGCTCAGTATCCGCAGCAGAGTCAGCAGCAAGCATTATCTGCATCATAGTAGAACCTTGCTCCAAGGCTTGCTTTGCTTCGGTAAACAGAATACCTCCAAGAAATGCAGGCAAACCCTGCTGCACCAATTTGTTTGCAAAGCTAGCCCAGAAATCTCCGTATCCCATCCTTGATGCGTAAGCAGTGTCTATCCCGATTACGTTGCGAATGAACATATCGATTCCGCCCAGCATCAGGCGTTTCTTTTCTTCCATTGGCATATCGGGGCGGTATTTCTCAATGTATGTTTCCAGTAACTGAGGGCCACCAGGAACACCATACGCTCCCCACATCATGGGCTGAGTAATAGCGAACATTAGTTTTTCTTCGGTACTGAGTTGTCTATTCAGACCAAGAAACACTTCAGTTGCTTTGATTGGGTACTGTAGCATCTGCATTGCAATAGAAGTGATTGGGTGCTTAGACCAAGCCGCTTCCATCCCAGAAAGCATGTTCAACGTAAGAGCACCAGTCTTTGCTCTTACGAAGTCAACGTACTCTGCGGAATCACGCACAAGTTTACCAGCTAGAACTTCTTCATCCGCAATCCTGCGAGCAATGTTGAACGTAGTTATACGAGCAAAGCGTTCGCCTTCGTACACAGGAACTCTCCCTGCCGAACGAAGACTATTCCACATCGCTCCTCCGCCAATACCGTCAATCTTTGCAAGAGTATCGAGTTGCGTATCCGTATGCCGGATATTGTGCAGTCCTGTCTTTTCGTACAAAGCCATGATCTTTTTGAACTCACCGCGAGGCATATAACCAATAGCAGCAGCGGATTTATCAATAGCCTCTACAGCGTTCTTTTTGTCCTTGAACATCATCATGGGCCACATTAGCGTTGTCTCAAGAACAGACACAGATCCGTACAAAGGGTGCATACCTACGGCAGCTAGAGATCCCGCCCCTTGCAACAAAAGATGCCCAAAGTTGAACATACCCATCGATAGATCATAAACAATTCCTCGCAGAGTTCCGATTACTTCTCCTTGAGCAATTCTTCCAGTACGTAAGGAATTAAGGTAGGGTTTACCTTGTGCCCAATCCTTATCTCCAAAGTAAGAAGCAGTCCTTTCGGCAACCAACATACGGTTCTTATCTATCCAAGCAGATACTGCATCTGGATGACCGAGCAGTCGCTTAATGTGCGAACGCTCTGCTTCAGCCAACCACATCTGCCGCTTAGTCATTCCATTAACAAGAGTGTCCGGAAACTTTCCTTCAAGGAAGATTTGATCCAGAACGCCAAGTCCTTTGGATTGATCCGTCATGTACGGCTGATACTTAGTTGCCCAGGATTGCATCTGCTTGATGGCAAAGTCTGAGAAACCAGCACTGCGAATAGCATGGGACATCTGCTGAGTGAGCGTATCAAAAGGATTGATAAGCGTAGCAGGGTTGTTCCCGCCATCTTCAAACAGCATTGCTCCGCGCTGGCTGTAGTAAAGCCTGCCATTCTCTTGTTTAAACGAAGTCTCTACTTCACTGAAATCATCCCTTCCTGCTTGACCCGGAAATGGCTGGCGGTCGTACAAAACATGGTAATCCGCATTTGCATCCAAGTACCCATTCTTGATCTGTGCGTCAAAGGAAGATGTCGAGAAACGAGAATCAATTGCTGCTAGCACAGGATCGTACTGTGCGCGTATCCTACGTTCTGCTGCGGCACTTACCACTCCACTCCTAGACGCTGCTCGCATATCTGCCAAGAATTGTTTATAAGATGTAAGACCCCTGTCGATCTTAGCTTTGTGAGCCAAACCTTCTTTCTTGGAAGAGAATACTCCCAGAGTAAACACCCTATTCTTGTCTCTTCCTTTCAGGAAGAAAGGATTAAGGTACATACGGGATCCGCCCTCTGCGTAGTGCAGGATTTGTTTAGGCAAACCAATATCCTTAAACTCCCCTTTTATCCCAAGGATGTGCGTTACGTTGTCATTACCAATTTTCATATCCCCGTACACGCGAATAGCAACAACATCCGGCTGTTGCAGTGCGCTGCGAAGAACATTGGGATCCGAAGTTACTCCTCCTGTAGGCAACTTGACAAGGAACTCTCCTCTTATCTGAGAGGCATCAACCATCTTTCCTAGAAATTCTGAAGTAGCAGAAGGATTAGTGGATCTAAAAGCAGTAACACCTCTGGACGCTGCTTGATCAAACTGTTTCTTATTCATCAAAGAAAAATTAAGGTTGCTTGCTTCCTTAAATACGAAGTAACTTTTCCTCTCTTTGTACGAAGGCATCTCTCCAAATTTATTGTAGTACTCTTGTTCAAACTCTCTTTCAGAGAACCACTTGCCTTGGTACCCAGGTTGATTAGGAGCAGGAGCATTCTTTCCAGCATCAATAACTTCTGCAAGACGATTGACTTGTTTTCTGGATAAGCCTGCCATGTTAGAAGAAATGTATCTCCCGATCTCAGAATAGATTCCGTTTAGCAAAGGCGCAACAGTAGCTGCGCTACCTACTTCTCTTCCAGAAGCAGTAGCTGGCGTAAATACGGACTCTCCAAGACCAAGCAAAGTACGGAAGTAATCCGCTCCATTAGCAAGATGCAAAGAGCCGGGATAGAAATCCGCATCACTTAAAGGAGATCGCACAGCAACATAGAACTGGCCAGCAATAGGCTGATCTATGCGGAAATCTTTAATGCCTTTTTGAGAGGCCCATGTTTGAGCGGCTTGTTCAGAAATGAAACTGCTTCCTCGACCATTGCCGTAGAACGAAGTAATAAAAGTATTTCCTTCGTCCACCTCATGCGTAGAGAACATGAACTCCCTGTTGAAGAGTACGTCCTGATTTCTAAGGTTCAAGGAACTTTGAGATACTTGTTGTGGAGTGAGGTTTATCCTTGGCGCTATAGATGCGTTCTGGAGCATCTCCTTGGCGGTTGTCTGGATGTGCCCTATATCTGCTGCTAGTGCAGGATCTACATAAGAGTTAGGCGCAACCATCGTAGTAATTTGATGATAAACATCCGCAGTTGTTCCTGTGCCTTTTGCAGCTTGGCTGAGAACATACGGAGCAGCAGCGCCCCTGCCCATTACGTTAACAATACTACGCAGACGAGATATTCCGCTCAACGCTCCTTTAGTCAAACCTACAACGAGAGTAGCGTCCATGATTGGACTGTCTACAAAACTTTGTACGGATGCTTTAGCAAAAGTAGCGTCCATTGCTGCAAGGAATTTATCGGTAGGCCTGTCTCCTCCCTGAATGTATCCTTCATTCAAAGGATTCGGCACCATCATGTACTGTGGTTGACCGTTCTCATCTAGGATTTGGTTACCTTGTCCGTCTGTCATAGGAACAGGGATTTGTTCAACCTTCTTCCAGAGATTGAACTGCGCTTCTGTTTCAGTCGGGTTCATTATGCTTGTGGCGTAGGTCTGATCCCATGCCACAGAGAATGCCCTAAGCGGATTCTCAGCAACTGCTTCTTTCAGATAATTCTTGTTTTCTTCAAGGAATGCAGCGAGTTCTTCGGGAGGAAGAGTTACCAGTTTCTCTTGGAAAGCTCTGCCCCTGTCTCCAGTAAGCATGAATTTTCCGAACTCGCCTTGCGATTTTGCTCCAGCAGTAGGCGTGTTCACAAAGGTAGAAAGCAAATCGCCATAGAAGTCAGCGTTAAATATAGAAGCAACTTCTCCTGCTGCGCTTATGAACTCTCCTGCTTGAATACCTTTCAGAGCAAGCCATACACTGGGAATGGATACGTTGTCCATGCCGGAAAACAAAGCATCGAAAGATGCTCCTGCTTTTGCCATTGCTGCTTGCGGATCTCCAACGTATTCAGGGTTGCTGTACGTAGCAAGATCCTTCTTTATTTCAGTAAAGAAGTTCCCGATTATAAGAAGACGTTCTGCATCCTGGAGTTCTTGATCAGAGAAATCTTCTATACTTCGGATGTCTTGAGTAAGCATTTTATGCGTTACTCCTTCTTCCGCTACTGCTTGTTCTACTACTACATTAGGAGGAACATTATGAGGAGAAGTAGTTGCTACTTGGTAGGCTTTATCTACATCCCCTTGAGCCAAAGCGTCCTGAAAAACACCTGCCCGCTCTTGCGGTATTTCTGCGTTCCTCTTCGCAGCAATGCTTTCACGAAGGATATTCGCTTGCCCTCTCTGGATCATATCCGTAACGTACGAAACAGAGTCAGGGTTCATATTTCCTGACGCTATAGAGTACTGTGTTGCTAGGAACTCAGCATCCTTTGGATCTTCGTAAGCGTCCGGTTGACGCTGAAGTATAGGATACTGGGGCTGCTGAACAATTTCCATTATTGGAATCCTTGGGCAAAGGTAAACGCTTTTTGAGACAGATCACTAAGAGCGCCATAAGCTCCTGCCCTACTTTCAGCAGCAGACGCTCTCTTGTTGAATTGAGAGATATTGGTAGCCGCTTGTTGTTGCATTCCTTGGAAACCAACAGAGGATGCAGTTTGTGAACCAATGCTTCCTATGGCCCCAGCTTGCCCTGATCCGGTAGCTCCAGTGTTCAGTGCGGATTGCTGTACCATAGCTCGCTGGATTCTAGCTTTACGCAAGGTATTCACAACAGCTCGTCTGTTCTGTTCCCGTTGAATTTCACGTTCTGCTTGTTGAGCTTTGAGAGCTTGTTGCCTAGCATCCTGAGATTCTTTTACTTGCATGGCAGTGGAACCAACAGTAGTTCCAATTGCTGCAACCATAAGAGCTTCCATTTAATGTACCTCAAACTTATACAATTGATAAACATTCGCATCTACTCCCAGCATGTACTTGTTTGTGGGATAGAACCCCATCATGCCGAGGAACTTCTCTTGTTTCTCTGATATCCAAGGAGCATACAGTGTCTCCCTGAGAGTCATTTGCAATTGGCATACAGTGGACATCAGCGCCTTGTACACCGAGTGCGTCCACTTTTTTACTGTACAGTGAATAATGACTTCTCCCGAAGGCGCCCGATCTCCCGAGATTCTCCAGTACAGATTCTCATCCAGTACAGTCATCATGGTTCTCTGTTCGCTCCCATCTCTATGTTCCATCCGAGTAGTTGGAGATCCTTACCTGCTTCCGTGGAGAACTTAAAGGACAATGCTCGACCATTGCCACGAATCTTATTGCGAGTACTGATTACAGAGTACCCGTAGCTCAGGCTTCCTGCGCTAGAAGGAATAAAGTTCTGCCTGTAACGGTAAGCCTGGAACTGCTGGCCCCAGCGACCAGCATCCTCAGAGGTACACCATTCCCATTGAGCTTGAATCAAGCAACTAGAAGGAGCAGAGAGAGTAAGCGTACCCGAGCCTTCGTCAGTCCAATTAGTCTCAGTACGGTTACAGTGAACAGTCAGGTACGGAGCGTACTTCTTTCTAGCACTATCGCCAGCAGTGATGTAACCCGTAACAAGATAAGCAGCAGCATCCGTACCGCTAGCACCAGTATACCAATCCCTGAAAGCATTGTCTTTAAAATACGATGCAGTCATTAAGTACGTGCCGGATACATCGGATCGCATTGTGCTGTACTTGAAATCCGAATTAGCAAGAGTTCTGGATTGCACAGGAACAGGAATGTATCCTGTCACTAAAGGACTGCGAGAACCCGCATCCTTGAAAGTGAACCTACTCCACGCAGGCATAGACAGATCGAGGATAAGCTCATGCGTGTACATGTGCCTGTACAGGGAATTGTTCTCTACTGCCCTGTACAACCAACGACAACGCTGGGATACATCATCGAAGTACCCCACTGCGTACTTCTTGGAACTGTACGGAATAGAATTGTACAAAGTCTGGATAGTGAACTCAGTCAAGGATTGGATTTCAATTCCACCTTGTCCCATACCCAAAGCAAAGATACCGTTACGGCTCCAGTACAGAACTGCGTCCGTTGTTACGATAATGCTCTCAGCCGCAATAGCTCCGTTGTTTGTCAGGAACTGCGATTGGTACTCCGTAGCCGTGAAGCCACGATCTCCACCAGCAATAGCCCATACACCGTTGTCTGCGAACACAAGCAAAGAGGACTTAAAGGGAACAAGTGCCTTGATGTTGACAGCATCCGGCAATTGCAAGTAACCGCCATCTGTGTCAATTAGATCACTTATATCCTCTGCGGTAGGATCAGCCTCTTGGTAACAAGCCTCCAGATCGGTCAGGTTATCCACAAGCTGGGAGAACAGTACGAATGTTCCTACCTTAGGACTCTTGGAATCTCCTCCTGTCTCACCAGGAGAACACGCAAAGAAAACCCTGCCAGCATACGCAGCAATAGCTTTGATGCCTCCAGTGGATTGATCAGTAGGGATTGAAGTCTTGTAGTTCCTGCGAGCAGACCAGCCAGAAGCGAGATCCGCATCGTAAGTATCCTTACGGCCCTGACTGCGATCAAAGAGATCGATGATGTAATGTCCTTGAGAAGCAGGAGTATTGCCTGCTAGGATGTTATCCAGAGCATGGGGAAAAAATGCTTTGCGGCCATTCTGGAGGAACGTCATAGCGGATACCATTACATCCGCATTGCTGGGGTACACTCCAAGAGAGGTCTTGGTGCGCTCTACTGGATCCTCCACCGTACCGTTGTTCATGGTACTGGGATTCTCTGGATCAGCAGAGCAGAAGAACTCAGGAGGCCAGCCTTGATTGTACAGATTGTAGGCGTGAAGATCCGTCAGAGTGCTAGTGCGTTCATCCGTAGCGAACCCGTCATCCACGCCCCAGAAGTCACGCACCTTCAAGCGTGTGTACGTCAGAGTGTACGTATTGCTTACAGGCTGGATTACTCTCAGAGTCTGGTCACCAACAGCAACAATCAAGTTACCTTGAATACCCGCAAATGAGAATCGTTCTCGTACAGTAGCAGTAAGAGAGATGGCTCCACCAAAGAGAGCATTACTGGAGACAGCGGTAGTGTCTGCATCGAATACGTACAGCTTGTTGCCGAACTGATGCACCAAGTAATTGGACTGAGGATCCTGGCCTGCGTTCTCCCAGAGATAGTTCTGTACAGCGCACGTAGTTGCAGTAGCGGTAACACCTAGATTAACCAGAGAGTACTGGGACTCGTAATCTATACCAAGCCGACGCTCCCGAGAACCGTTCCTATCCAGAACAAAGTTCTCTTCATCAACAGATGAGCCTTCAGGGAAATTAAGAGGGGATGCCTCAGTAATTAGACCCTTGACCCACTGGTTAGCTTCAACTGGCTGTCGCTGAGTTCTCGCTCGCACGTTCTTTGCGTTCCCTGTTTCGTTGAGTCACATTAACTGCACGGCTGTGTACTTGTTGTTGGAACATCTTGATGGCCTGTTCTGCCATCCCTTTAGATACCCAATCACCTTCAAGAACTTTAGGTACAGGCCCACGGGTATTCTTGATGACCCAGTAATTACCACTAGGTATAACTTCCATTTAGTCCCTCAGCAATTCCATGCTCTTAGTGATTTATTGATCCTGCTATTAGGATCGTTCTTTGTCTTCTCGCTAGTGAGCTTCTCTTTCATTCCTTGCATACGAGCGCAGAATGATTTACGCCTACCAGCATCCTTCTTTGTCTTAGGGTTAGGAGCAGGAGCCTTTAGATTCCCTCCCGTCTCCCTGTTGTACGATGCTCTGCCTTTGGCATTCAGACCGCCCTTGGGATCCTTGCCTTCCTTACGTTGCCAGCTTGGTGACTTAGCCATTAGCCTTTATCCAAGAGAGGATTTTTTTCATAGCCAGAGAAAGCCTTGCGCCTGCCGTAGTTAGGCAAACGAATACCTCCCTTAGCCCTCCATGCTCTACGAGAAAGCCATCGATGCTGGCGACTAGCCTTCTGTTCAGCCTTCTCGTTTGCAGCCTGACGAAGCGTATAGAAAGCAGTGCTCTTCGCTTCTTCCAAGAGCGCAGGAAAAGCCTCAGCGGGAAGATCAGGCACGCTGTTATCCAAGCCAGACCATTGAGGATTCTTAATCCCCCAACAAGAATTCTTTCCCGTTTGTAGCACTGTATCCACTGCGCTATCCCAAGAATCCAGGATGAGGGTGGAGTCATCAAAAGTAGTCCAGTACGTTGGAGGAACATCGTTACGGATGTTGAGTTTAACGCTAGAGATATTCACAACCTGTACGTTACTGGCAGAAGAGTCCCTGCCTGCACAGTGCGTGAAGAAATCCTCTGGCTGTAGATACGTGAGTTCATCCCACTTATCCTTGGCATCGCTGCTAGTGCGCTTGTTGTACTTGATCCAGCGCAATTCCTTGATGTTCTCAGGAAGTGCCAACGAGGTAGGATAAGAGGTGTCAGTAAAAGATGTACAACTGAATCCAGTTTGAAGATGCGGCCAATTACGATTAGCCATCATCTCGAGATAAGTAGTCTTAACGATCTGCGCTACCTGTTGGGCTTCCACAGTATCGTCAATGGAATTGACAGTATCCCCATCCATTTCATTGAGGATGTCCTGTACGATATCCAGCAGACTTAGTTTCATGTTGTGTCCTGAAATAAAAAAGGGGTGGGAGGGATTACTCCCGCCGCACCCCCAAGTGGGTCATCGGTTATTAGACTTTGAGGTACTCAATAATGAATCGACCCGCGCCTTCGTTGATCGAACCCGAAGCCATACCAACCACAACCGTAGTCGTAGCCGTGATGCCCGTCGAGAACGTACCCTTCAGAGCAGCAACTGCGAAGCCCACGCCCTTAGCCGTACCAGAGATGTCGGCACTGTCCGTACCGAGAGCACCTTGGCGACCAAAGGAGAGAGCAGCGCCAGCGCCAGAGAGCGACAGAGCAGTCTCTACTTCTACCCATGCACGAAGCGGCAGGGCATTGAAGAGAACCGTCGTAGGAGCGTTGATGGAGTCGCTGTTAATCAGTGCAGCAGAGAACTCTACCGCAAGATAATTCAGCGCACCTTCGTGCCCGCCAAGAGCACCCCGAGCCCCATCAGGGATCGAGATAGCACCATAGCGAGTGTTAACGCCAAGACCAGAACTATTTTCCTTAGCCATTGTGTGTTCCTCCTATTAAGCAGTCTTAACGGCATCGGAGACAATCACGCCAAGGGTATCCCGGCGTTGAATGCCCATGCCCCAACGAGCAGTAGTCAGGAACTCATCACGCTGGCGATCCTTGTTCCGCTCACCCTCTACCTTCGGCGGTTGACGCCAGGCATTCATCACGGGCTTGCAGTTATCGTCCGCAATGCACATGAACAGGTTAGCGACACAAGTGGTCGAAGCCGAGCTAGAAGCGTTACCGTCTACCGAGGTGCCAGCCGCTACTTGCGGAAGCAGGTTGCTCGTCCAGATATCCCAACCGTGGATTCGCATAACGAACTGGTGCTCGTTGTTGAAACCGTTTTCCATAATCGACTGATAAGCCGGAAGACGATCAAGCTGCGAAGTGATGACTACTTTCTTTTGGAAGGTAGCAGCAACAACCGGATCCACAATAGCAACACGACCGAACTGCGGTACGTTCGCCTTATCAAAGGCAAGACGCATTGCAATCAGATCATCTTCGCTCATCGTCCAGTTGGTGCCCTGAGCACGGAAGCGGTGCGTGAAACCGTTTACGTTGTTCGGGTTAGCAGCCGTCTGGCCGTTGTAAGCCACTTGGTAGAAGCGGCTCTCGAAACGCTGCTGGATTGCACGGGTTGCCTCTTGGGCACGTGCAGCCATCAGAGCTTCGATCTGCGAACCATCCTGACGAAGAATATCGGTTACGTACCAAGCATCGCCGATGTAGTCGGTGATGGACAGAGTTACGTTGCCGGTTTCGATTGCGTTATAGATAAGAGGCGAATCCTCTTCTACTTCCTGAATCGTAGCCGTACCGATAGTTTTGATGTTCAACGTCGAACCCGCACCGAAATCCGATACATCCCGATAAAAACCTTGGGGAAGGATCGCAGTCGGCAGGGTGCGAAGGATGAACTGCGAATACTGTTGTGCTTCGATAAACGAAGGAGTATTCAGAGTATAATTGGACATATTGGTCTCCTGTTATGCCAGTCCAAGTTCCTTATTGACTTCCTCTTTGACCTGACGGAAGAACCCTACAACATCCTTGGTGCTTGCGCCCCACATAATGTTCTCTGGTGCCTTCGCCTCAGTAGTCTTCGGAGAAAGGGCCTGCGTGTTTACTGTACTCTGTACAGAAGGAGCCACGGCTTTCGTATCGAAGTAACCGAGTACGGCTTTAGGTGAACGTGCAGCCAATGCACCCATCTCAGCTACGCTAAGACCGAGTTCAGTAGCTTTCGCTTGAAGGACATCCTGGACTTTATCTCCAAACTTTCCTTTAAGCGACTCCAGTACCTGTTCACGGTTCTGGCGTTCACGAAGAGCTTGATCTCGTTTCTCCAGTACAGAAAGAACGATCTGCTCCTGATCCTCGACTTTTGGAATCGGGGTTTGGTCGGAACCCTTACCTTGTTCAAGGCGTTGAAGGAGTTGTTCCATAGTCTCGACTTTCTTAGCAACAGTACGAAGTTCAGCGTTCTCAGACTCAATGCGCTGGATATGCTCCTGCGCCTTAGCTGCACCGATCAACGCATCCGCCACAGTCTTGTACTTAGGCTTTCCTTCAGGGTTGGTAATGGCTTGAAGGAACTCCGTGTATTCGGCTTTACCTTCTTGCTTTACCGCTTGCGCTTCGACTGCGGGTTGGCTAGTCTCTGCTGGCTGGGTATTGGTCGTACCCAAGAATTCTTCGGACATATTTATTCCTTTCCTTGTAGGTCAATAATGCTTTGAACTTCCCGAAGCGCACGGATGTATCCGCACGCATCTGCTTGAAAGTACGCGAACCCTGCGAGTTCGTAGCATTTCGGCAGATTCCTTTCTGACTCTTTTTCCTTAATCTTTTCCTCAAGGATTCCGGTCAGAATCTCTAGGGCTTTGGCTGCTGAGACGATCTGGGACTTTCTGTCCGCTTTACCTTGATCGTCCCTAGCGCCCTTGAACCAAACTGTTTTCACTTTTTCTTAGCAGTTTTTGCAGATTGCTTGAAGTCTTCAGCCGTAGGTGCTCCTTTAGAGCCAGGCTTTCGCATCTTCTCTCCACGCTTTCTTTTAGCATGGATATTAGCGTACAGACCTTTTTTCACTTCTTGCCTTTCTTGGCCTTCTTCATAGCTGCTTTTTTAGCAGCAGGCTTAGAGCCATACATTCCGCCCATCTTGTCCATGCCTTTCTTGTCTTTCATCATGCCTTTCATCGCTTTCCTCCTAGTCGCCCACCGCGAGTTCGATTAGCACCCTTGCTAACTACTCGACGATTGGTTTTATGATTGGAACCACCTTCCATCAATTGATGCTTGTGGTCTACGTCTTTACCATCGTGCTTAGAGACTTTGCCTTCTCGCATAGCCTCTTTACGGGCTTGATTCCTAGCAGCACGATTCTTCTTCTGTTCTGGCTGGCTGTTGTACTTTCTTTGTCGTACACTGTCAGCAGTAGCGTTCTTTTTAAACTCGCCTTTCTTAGCCATAATAGTCTCTGATTATCGCAGAATATAGTTGACTTGTCAACCAAGCGGCATCTGCTGCTGGTCTGCTGCCATCATTGCGGCATCCTCACCAACAGCCTGCTCTTGGAGTACAGCAATCAATCGTTGCTGTTCTGACTGTTCAATCAGAGCAATGTTGTCAGAGATCAACTGATAGCGTTCTACACCAAAGAGATCCTCTGCCAGACGAGCCAATTGCTTGGACGATACGTGCGGTGCAATCAACTGACCTACTGGACTGTTGAATAAACCCGTCAGGTTCTGAATCAATTGCTGCTGGCTAAAGAAGTGCCGTGCTCCTACAGGCTTCAGCTTGCCATTAGCCGTGATGTTCTCCTTGGTTACCGTGGAGAATATCTGAGCGCCCAGTTCATCATCGAACACACGCACAATGTCTGCTGCATCCATGTTCCTGCGGGAGATTTCCAGCATGGAATTCAGGATAGGCTCAAGCAGTTCCACCTCAAAGTTCTGGATCTTCTCTTGGAAGATACGGCCCGCTGCACTCTCAAGGGATTGCACTTCATAAGCAGTCTTCTCGCCAGGAGTACGGATACCCATAGCCTGCTTAGGTGCGCCTGCGTAGTCCTCCATTCGCTGTTCGAGAATAGCGATTTGTGTGTCCGCTGCTAGTGCCGTAGTGTCAGGCACAAGCATGGTGACATCGCCTTCGACATCCATATGGATCTCGGCACCGGGAGCCCAATCGAACTCCTCGATCTCACCCTTGATCTTGAGTGGAGGGAATGCAATCAGATCGAATACGTCAGCCTTGATGTTCTCCAAGTGGTCAATGCGGTACTGCATACCAACAAGATTGTGCAGTGGCCCCATTGCGTACAGGTTGTCAGGACGCAGACGCCAGCCAACGTGAGCTTTGGAACCCTTGGGAAACCAACTAGGATTGACTTCTTGCCGGATTACCTTGGAGCGATCAATGACGGTAATGCAATGATTACGCATGAGAGTGTCCGTATTGGGATCGTACAGATCACCCTCGAACTCGATCAGTTCTACATACGGAGACTGGTAGTACTCGTACAGGTTACCGAAGCCATCAATGGTGTAGCCTGCTGCTTTATCGAAGTCCTCGATGCTGTACTGACCATTGGCAATGTCATGCCGGAACTTCATGGCTTTAGCTAGAGCTTCGCTCACCCAACCTTCGTTAGGAAAGTCTTCTGCCAGTGCCTTGAGTTCACCGAGGTTCATGATCTTGCGTGTCATCTTGGGCGTGTTCTTGAACGAAGACGCAGCAGGATTGACAAGGATATCCAGAGGAGAGATGCGTGTTACCCTTGGCCCTACATAACCAGGAATCTTCTCTCCCGTGAGCTTGTCTTCCTTGTTTTCATTCACCCACTCGACATCAGCAAAAGCATTGCCATAATCAATGTAATCGTACAGAAGCTGAGAGATAGCAGTACGAAATCCACCAAGTCGAGTTTTGTTTTGCATATACGATTCGATGGCTTCACGCTTGGCCTTAGTAGCATCGTCAAGCGAGAATCCTTCCCATTTGAGCCATTGGTCATTAGGAAAGAGTGCAGCCATATAATTAGCATGGAGGTTGTCCCTGATCTGTGTGAGCTTAGGCGTAGTGGTGCTGTTCCGCCAAGGCAGTGTCCTGTTGCTGGTCTTACTAGTATCCGTAGCAAACAAGTAGTTCCTGAGTTCTTTCTGTTCCTCTACCCAAGGCTTACGCTGATTGTAGAAATCATTCCACATCATGTAAATCTGCCCTGCAAGATTATCAGGACGAAGTTGTTCCTTGAGTTGCGCTACATTACCTGCCATATGCTATTCCACCCATAGTTGTTCCGAATCCTCCGAACCGCTTGTTGAACGAAGCTGATACAGGAGTGCTTGTTACTTTCTCTACTCGCTCTCTTGGCTTCTGTGCAATCTCTACAATACTTGCCAGAGTGTCCACGATGTCATCGTGAGCAGGCCGAGCCAGAAGAATCTCATCCTCAAGTACTGGGATGTATCCGCCACGGTAATGCCAAATTGCCTGTTGCTGATACCGAGGCTCCAGTACTGCTGCAATGCGTTCTTCCTTTGAACCCTGGTTCCTATTAGGTCGGTACTCATCAATCTTCAGAGAGATGCCGCCTTCCTTAAACCGTTGTTTCAGGTCGTTGACGATGACTTGCTGCGCCGTTGTGACTTCCGCTCTGAGCTTCTTGAACTGCCACTTGTTGTACATTCCAACGAGTCTCTCGTAGTACTCGCTGATCTTATCGCTCTTGAAGCGATCGATATCGAGTACATAAACATCGTTAGAGGAATCAATGCCAATGACAACGATAGCCGTATAATCGGATTTTTTTGATAAACTGAACGCAAAGTCTACTCCTGCGTACACGTTGAGTCGGGTTTCTTTGAAGTACCAATTGCCTGACACTTGTTTAAGGAACTTCTGATCGTAGTACTGGAAGCGAGAGCGATCAACACGATTAGATTCGGGATCATTAGGATTGTTATAGTACTGAGCATGGAACTGAGTTTTGTCAGTGTACTCAGCATAAATTCTAGACAGGATCTTCCTGTCGAAACCAAATCGTTTACCGTCAGGTCGAGCCTCTCTAGGCCAAGTAAATACTCCATCGATCTCTACAACTTCTTCCATTGTTTCCCAAACTGGGATGTACCTAACGATCTCGTCTCTATCGTTGTATACCGCTTCCTCCTGGTTCAGCCAGACACTGTATTGATCCGAGGGATGGTATCGAGTACCCGCTGCCTTAACCATTCCACCAGCGTTCTTGATGGAGGACATCTGCGACATAGAAGCAGCAGTCTTCCTACGGCCTTCTTCGGTGTAAGCGTTATCAGGAACTACTACGTCATCCGCTATAACTACATCAGCATGCCAGCCTGTAGTGTTCGTAGTCAGGCCAGCAGTACGGATTGTGTTATCCCGTATCATCTCTTTAGCCCGAGCAGGATGGTCTACGTTAATTGCCGTAGTACTCCACTTGCTCCTGCGTCCCTCATCTTTGTCCAGCATCTCAGGCCAGTACCTTTGGTACACTGGAGAATCAATAATGCACTTAATGGCATACAATTGATCTTCTGCGAGTTGTGCAGTAGCCGAAATGTACAGGATCGTAGCCTCAGGATGCTTCGTTATCCACCAAGCGCACCATACCGCCAAACAGTGGGACTTCTGGTGTCCCCGAGGAAGCATGATGAGTTGGTTAAGATCATTGCCTGAATGCTGCAAGAACTTGAATACCCTCTCATGGATCTCGCCATAGATCCGCATAGGGTTAACAAGTTTAGCGAAGGTACAGAGATCGCTCTCTGCCGCTTCTCTTAGTTCCTGTTTAGTTGTCATTCAACCCCCTTATGCCGTGCTGCGAGGGGGTTATTTTGCGACCCAACCAGTTGCTCCTGTACCAGACTCTTTCACATACAGGCTAGTGCTTGCTCCGCCATCTGTACGCTGATAAATTGAACCAACCCCCGCAACCTGCACACTTTCAGGAGATCCAGTTCCAGACAAAATCAGTGCGCCGTTGGTGCTGAAACTCAATGCAGCTAACCTACCAACAAGCGTGACGGCGTTGCTTGCAGGATCCGCTTGAATTGTAGTAGCTTGAAAAGTGCCTGAAGAGTTAAACCTACGAATTTCCAAAGTTTCAGAGCTGGTAATCATTAATGACCAGCGCAATACGCCATCTTTAAAAAACTGGAAACCGCCGTTGTTTGCATCGTCAACGTCAACACCGTAAAACAGATCACCGCTATCTCTTTTTAAAATGCTAGTCCCAAGAGTTGTAATCCCTCCAAGAGTTTCGTTGTCAATCACAAGCGAATTTCCGCTTTGATCTATGACGCCCGCAGCAATGAACACGCCGGATGTTAAGAAACCAGATGCGATATCGTTGTCAGTTATTCGCAAAGAAGAAATAGTTTCGCTTCCTGAGTAACGGCGAACCGAAATAGCGTAGGGGGCAAGTTTTGTGGCGGCTGTATCAATGACGATGTTGTTGGTAATATTGACTCGCGTCGGGAACAATACTGTTTCAGTGCTGACGACGACCTCTATTTGTCCGTGAGCAGCGAACGTAACTGGATCGCGCACTGAGTTTTCAACGATGTTTCCAGACACAAGCACACTTTCGCCCACATCAAGAATTTTGATGCCACTGCTGCTTGTGTTTTCAATAACATTGCCTGTGATGACAGCGCGCTTCGCGCCTATTTCCATGCCGGTAGCAGAGATGTACTGGGCTGTTATATTTGAGATGTTGTTTCCAGTAACAATCAAATCTTCGGCGTCTGCCGTAGCAGGATCGCCAGTCGCTTCTCGAAAGCTGTATATACCGGCTTCTCGACAGTCGTGGATTTCATTGTTAGAAATGATGCCTTTTCGGCTATAGAAATAAATTCCAACCCATCGACCGTTTCTAAACTCGCAATTGGTTACATGAGATTCATCGGCACCTGTACCCGTAACTTGATTCGGCCCAATGTAGATGCCGGGGTTGCTGGATGTATTACTGACATTGGTGCTACCCCAATTACTGAACGTGCAGTGATCTATCTTTGTAGACGCACATCCTAGTATTGAAAGTGCCGTCCAGTTGTAATTGATAAATTTGCATTGATTTAAATTTACACTACTGGCTTCAGCAATCCGAACCATTGCTACATTTGCAGCAAGTGTGCGGTTGTTTCCATCAAAAACCAAACCTGTAAGATTTACAAACGAGTTGGCAACCCCAAACGCCGTGGACTGCAACAATGAGTTTGCAGTCGGGACGTTGTGTTGGATTACCGAAAACGGGTAATCGCCATACATTGTTAATCCAGTAGTTGGATACGTCAACGCTGAAACGAGGTAGGTGCCTGCGGGCACATAGATTGATTTGGACACACTCGCAGCATTGATCGCCGCTTGTACCGCAGAAGTATCGTCCGTTGCACCATCTCCAACTGCGCCAAAATCTTTAACGCTAACTACATCTCTCATCTTGGAAGTAAGAGTTCTACTTACTGCGCCTATTCCTGCTTGAAGAAAAGTAAGATGGTCAGAATCAACAAGTCCTACTTCTACAGCATTTCCTGCATTGATTACGTTGTACCCATTCATGTCCAAATGGGTTTGCATACTGTTGGGTTCACCGCTGGG